CAACTGTTAGTATTCGTGCCTTTGATGCAAATAATGCAAATGAAACAACGAGAATCGTTGGAACTGCAGTATCAAACACTGGAACTCAATATGCTTGGGCAGGATCTGCTGCTATTCATGGGTCTCCAGATGTATATACAAATTTCAATGGGCAGATTACAAACAGAGTAGCATTTGCATTCACTGCTCCAAGTACAGTTCTTACCGCAAATGTTAATTTCCTGACATCTGCAACTTCAGCAAACCAAACTGTTGCAATTGGTGGAACAGTTATTTGGGTTGATTCGGTATCCGGCGTTTCTGCTGGAAGTTCATTATCAATTACCGGAAAACTTACCAATGTCCCCGTTGTTTCAATTGGTGACACTTTTGTAAGAATTGGAACAGCATCTACAATTGGTTCTACTATTCTTACAGGTATTGCTGCAACTTTCAGTACTCGTACAAGTGCTACTAAGTTATCTATTGATATTAGTAGAGGTTTTGTTGGTGTTATTACCGATGGTTCAAATGGTGTTGGTGTAATTAGTTCATTCACTTCACAATTTGGAGATGTTCTTCTTCGTAATGTTGCCGGTGCTGGAACAACTTCTGGAGTTGGTATTGGAACAACCACTTTAACTGTTACTGCATGATATGAGATTTGATGAGTTGAATGAAAGCAATTATTTGCTTTTTGCTATAAAATTCTACGATAATCCTCAGGCAGTCACTAGAGAAGATTTTGATGAAGATTTGAAGAGAATTAGATACATTAAAAAATTGTTGAAAAGATATAAAAATACAGGTGAACTTAAGACTCATTTGATCTTAAATCACCTGACTGTTTTATTCAATGTTTTTAATGATGCGACAGTTCCTTTACTTTTCTATAATTTGGAAAAAGAACTTTGGCCATCTATAAAAAGTTTTTTAATATTTTTAAATAGATTGCCAGAATATCCTAAAACTGAGATTAATGATATGGATCAAGACTATGAATGCCTATCACAATTGGAGTCAATCTAATGGATATTAATAAGATTATTTCTATTGTAAGAAATCTTAAAGAAGAAGGTATTGTAAATGCGGTTGGAAATGGTGGATTGACTAGTGCATCTACACCACCAGGAAGACTTGATGGTTATGATAAAGTAATGGGACTTACAAGAAGAGTAGGAATAATTGGTAAAGGTAAGTTTGATGGCGCTAGAACACGCTGGAAAAAATCACAAACACAACCATAAACAGTCCAATGTACACACCCTCTCAAACAATAGAAACAAAGGTTGCAATCCTTGAGGAAAAGATTCATACTACTGAGCAGTTGATGCAACGTATTGAGAGTGCGATTGAAAAGATAAGTGAAGTAAATGCAAATGTAACTAAAATGCTTGTAGTTCACGAAGAAAAAATTAATAATGGGGAAAAGATAGAAGATATACTCTTTACAAAAATGGATCAGTTGAAAGATAAAATGGATAAGGACCATACTGCGGTATTAGCAAAGTTGCAAGGATTAGAAAAGAAAGTTTGGATAGGTATTGGAGTTCTTGCAGCAGTAAGTTTCACAATCAATAATTCTGGATTGGTCACTCGCATCTTGACACCAGCACAAGATAACGGTACAATAGAGAGACTGAAATAAGAACCCTTCACAATGGATTTGATTGATTCCAAGTATATTGGACTCGTATCTTCGCGTCTTCAAAAATTCAAAAGGGTTAAGTCGGATTTGTACACATTCCGTTGCCCGATTTGTGGAGATTCTCAGAAGAACAAAAACAAGACAAGGGGATACATTTACCCAGTCAAGAATAATACAAACTTCAAGTGCCATAACTGTGGAGCAAGTTTATCATTCAATAACTTTCTTAAACAACTAGATCCAACACTTCATAAGCAATATACTCTTGAAAAGTTTAAGGAAGGGCATACTGGTAAGAACTTTGTAGTTGAAGAACCAAAGTTTGAATTTAAGAAACCTACCTTTAAGAAAAAATTAGATTTGCCTAAAGCATCTGATAATCCAATTGCTAAACAATATCTTGAGAAGAGACTTTTAAATCCAGAAAAGTTTTATTTTGCTGACAAATTTCAGGCATGGACTAACACTCAAAAATCCACATTTAGTAGGATTGTAAGAGATGAAAGTCGCATAGTGATACCATTACACACTAGAGAAGGTGAAATCTTTGGATTCCAAGGAAGATCTCTAGGACCTAGTAATGTTAAATATATCACAGTGATTTTAGATGAGAGTATTCCAAAAGTTTATGGACTAGACGAGGTAAGTACAGATGAAACAATCTACGTCACAGAAGGACCCTTTGATTCAACGTTTGTCAAAAATGCCATCGCAATGTGTGGATCGGATATTCTACTCGATAGTCTTAATTTGGGTGATGATATTGTCTATGTACTTGATAATGAACCCCGCAACAAGGAAATCTGTAATAGAATTTCTAAACTCATCGACGGAGGTAAAAAAGTAGTCATCTGGCCAAAAGCAGTTCAGCAAAAAGATATTAATGATATGGTGCTCGCTGGACTTTCTGTTATGAATGTGTTAAAATCAAATACATATAGAGCACTCGAAGCAAAAATCAAATTCAACGAATGGAAGAAGGTATGAGTAACGGAACAAGCGTAGTTAAGAGAAATGGGTCGGTTGAGAGTCTGGATCTAAACAAGCTTCATTTGATGGTAGAAGAGGCATGTAAAGATCTTGCTGGAGTATCTGCATCACAAGTTGAGATGCAATCTGGTATTCAATTTTACGATGGGATTACCACTGCAGAGGTTCAGGAAATTCTGATTCGTTCTGCTTCCGATTTGATTGATCTTGAGCATCCTAATTACCAATTCGTTGCTGCTCGTCTGCTTCTATTTGCCGTTCGTAAGCAGTTATTTGGTCGTATGCACGAGTGCCCCACTGTTTTGGAGCATACGCAAAAATGTGTAGAACTGGGTATCTATGATGCAGAGATTCTTTCCCTGTATGATGCTGAAGAGTTTGATAAACTTCAATCATTCATCGATCATGGTCGTGATTATTTGTTTACCTATGCAGGTCTTCGTCAGGTAGTTGATAAGTATCTTGTACAAGACCGTAGTAATGGACAAGTCTATGAGACTCCCCAGTTCATGTATCTGTTGATTGCAGCAACCATCTTTTCCAAGTATCCAAAAGAAACCCGTTTAGACTACGTTAAGAGGTATTATGACGCAATCTCAAAACACAAAATCAACATCCCGACACCAATCATGGCGGGAGTTAGGACGCCTCTTCGACAATACGCTAGTTGTGTTCTTGTTGATGTTGATGACACCCTCGATAGCATCTTTAGCAGTGATATGGCTATTGGGAGGTATGTTGCTCAGAGGGCAGGCATCGGCATCAATGCTGGTCGTATCCGTGGCATCAACGCTAAAATCAGAGGCGGAGAGGTACAGCACACAGGCGTGGTCCCCTTCCTTAAGAAGTTTGAGGCAACTGTACGGTGCTGTACTCAAAACGGTATCAGAGGTGGTTCTGCTACAGTCCACTTTCCTATCTGGCATCAAGAAATAAGTGATATTTTGGTCTTAAAGAATAATAAAGGAACCGAAGACAATCGTGTTCGTAAGTTAGACTACAGTATCCAAATCAGCAAAATCTTCTATGAACGATTCATTCAAAACGGAGAAATTACACTCTTCTCCCCACACGATGTTCCTGGTTTGTATGATGCTTTTGGCACTGATCGATTTGACGACCTTTATGTGGGTTATGAACGAAATGAATCTATTCCAAGAAAAACTATCGGTGCTCAAGAACTCTTTCTGGATCTCCTGAAAGAACGTGCCGAAACTGGTCGTTTGTACATTATGAACATTGACCATTGTAACTCCCACTCATCCTTTATGGATAAAGTTGAGATGAGCAATCTGTGCCAGGAGATTACTCTCCCAACGAAACCAATTCAACACATTGATGACCCCAATGGTGAAATTGCTCTCTGTATCCTTTCTGCTATTAATATTGGTAAAATTAAAAATAATGAGGATCTTGAAGTTCTTTGTGATCTTACTATTAGGAGTCTTGATGAACTCATTGATTTTCAAGGATATCCCGTCAGAGCAGCAGAAATCGCCACCAGAGCACGTCGTTCTCTTGGAGTAGGTTATATTGGTCTGGCACACTATCTTGCCAAGCACGGTGAGCACTATGACGATCCTGGTGCCTGGCAACTGGTTCATGACCTAACTGAAGCATTCCAATATTACCTAATCAAGGCAACAGTCAATCTTGCAAAAGAAAAAGGTGCCTGTGAATACTCTCATCGCACTAAGTACGGTCAAGGTATTCTGCCGATTGATACATACAAAAAGGATGTTGATGAACTGGTTCCAAACAATCTCAAATATGATTGGGAAGCACTCAGAGAAGAGGTAAAGAAGTATGGAGTACGGAACTCAACATTGTCCGCACAGATGCCTTCGGAGAGCAGTTCCGTTGTGTCAAACGCAACCAATGGAATCGAACCTCCTCGTGGGTACTTGTCCGTTAAGAAATCGAAGAAAGGACCTCTCAAGCAAATTGTTCCACAGTTTCAAACACTTAAGAACAATTATACGCTTCTTTGGGATATGCCTAGCAATCGTGGGTATATTAATATTGTTGCAGTTATGCAAAAATTCTTCGATCAAGCGATTTCTGGAAACTGGTCCTATAATCCGGAGAATTATCCCAATAATGAAGTTCCTGTTAGTGTAATGGCTCAGGATCTTTTGACTACATATAAGTACGGCTGGAAAACCAGTTATTATCAGAACACTTATGATATTAAGACAGATGAAGTAGAGGAATCTAAAACATCTGTTGATGATTTAATTAAAGACATTTTGAATTCAGGAGAAGAAGATTGTGAGTCTTGTAAGATTTAAAACCAACAGCACGGAGAAAAAAGTGGTTAATCAAATGACCGTTTTTAACTCTCAAGAGGTAGACACCAAAAAGCAACCTATGTTTTTTGGACAACCACTAGGAGTTCAGAGATACGATTCTTACAAATACCCAATCTTTGAAAAACTCACAACACAACAACTGGGATATTTCTGGAGACCTGAAGAGGTCTCTTTACAAAAAGACAGGGGAGATTATCAATCTCTTCGTCCTGAACAAAAGCATATTTTTACTTCTAACCTAAAATATCAAGTTATGCTTGATAGCGTTCAAGGTCGTGGACCTGGAATGGCATTTGCTCCCTACTGCTCACTTCCAGAATTGGAAGCATGTATGAAGGTGTGGGAGTTTATGGAGATGATTCATTCACGCTCCTATACATATATTATCAAGAATGTTTATTCTGATCCTTCGGATGTATTTGATACGATTCTTAGAGATGAAAGAATTCTCGAACGTGCAGTTAGCGTAACCGAAGCATATAACGATTTTATCAATAGTGCTCAACATTATGGAACTTCTGAACTTTGGAAACATGCCCAAGAACAAGTTCCTTACGCACAGGTAGAAAGGTATGAACTTAAGAGAAAGTTATTCAGAGCAGTTGCAAACGTTAATATTCTTGAAGGTATTCGCTTTTATGTCAGTTTCGCTTGCAGTTTTGCATTTGGCGAACTCAAACTTATGGAAGGAAGTGCAAAGATCATTGGACTGATTGCTCGTGATGAGAATCAGCATCTGGTCATCACTCAGAACATCCTGAATAAGTGGAAGGAGGGCGATGACCCTGAGATGCAAAGAATTGCCAAAGAAGAAGAGCAATGGGTTTATAAGACCTTTGAGAGTGCCGTAAATCAAGAAAAACTTTGGGCAGAGTATCTGTTTAAAGATGGTTCTATGATTGGTCTAAATGATAAACTTCTTCAGCAGTATGTTGAGTGGATTGCTAATCGCAGAATGAAGGCAATTGGTCTTCGCCCTCTTTATGATGTTCCTGCTAAGAATAATCCACTTCCATGGACATCTCATTGGATAGAATCAAAGGGATTGCAAGTAGCTCCACAAGAAACGGAAGTTGAATCTTACATCATTGGAGGAATAAAACAAGATGTTACCAAAGATACTTTCTCAGGATTCCAACTATGATGAATGGGTAGAACAGGAGATCCTGAATGCCTTTAAAGATGCTGCAGAATCAGATGAATTTCTTTTTGGTGATTATGACTATGTGGCAGAATGGTTAGGCAAAAAAACTGACGATGTAAATTAAGAGTCCTTCGGGACTCTTTTTTTATAAATAACAGTATATAAAAAAGAAATCGCCAAAATGGAAAGAATTACATCACATCAGGTAGTTGATTTGATGGAAGCGTATAACGCAGTTTATGCTCCACAAGTTAATGAAGATTATCTCTGGGAATCATATTTAACAGAAGAATTTATTTCTGAAGCATATCAAACTGTTGCAGATTATCTTGTATATAATGGATTTGTTCCAGGATACAATACTGCTGAAGTTTTTATGTCAGAAATGGCAGTAGAAGATATTGATTCAATTCTTTTTGAAACTGGCGTTCTTGACGAGCAATATTTGATCGAAGCAGATTTTTTCAAAAATCTTGCTAACACTGCAATCGGTGGTGCTAAGAGAGCATCATCTGCTGTTGCTGGTGGAATAAGAAGTGCTGCCGGTGGTGCAGATCGTGCCGTAGGAGGTGTTGTAAGGGCAGGTCAAACCGCAGTTGGTGCTGTTAAGAGAGCAGGAAATGCCGTTGCTGGTGGCGCTCAGAGAGCAGCATCTGCTGTTGGTAGTGCCACTCAAAGAGTGGGGCAAACGGCATCTGGTGTCGCTCAGAGAGCAGGAGCAGCAGTTCAGAGAACAGTTACTCCAGTTGCTCAAGCAGTTAAGGGAACCGCTCAGAGAGCAGTTTCTGCAGGTCAAAGTGCTTTAGGTTCTGCTGGAAGAGCAGTTCAAGGGGCGGCTCAGGGAGCAGTTCGTGGTGCTACTTCTGCTGGACAAGCAGTTTCTGGTGCTGCTCAAAGAGCAGGATCTGCTGTTGCTGGTGCTGCTGGCGCTGCAGGTCGTAAAATTGGTCAAGAAATTGAAATTTCCAGAAAAGTTGGTGCTGGTGAACCATTAAATGAACCAACAATAGCAGCAAAACCTGCACCAGCAGCACCATCTTCACAATACACTAAGCAAAATCTTGGTGGAGCACAGTATGCTGCATTTAAAGGTGGTGGTGGTGACGCAGCCATTCGTCAAGGTCGTTCCGCTGGAGAAGTAGTTGCTCAAGGAAGAAAAAATATTTCTAAAGTGGTATCTGGTAGGGAACTGGGTGCTCTTAAACCAGGATTAACTCAATCATTTGATATATTTGATGTAATCAAAGGACATCTGATTGATGAAGGTTATGCTGATACTGAAGATGCGGCACTCCAAATCATGGCAAACATGAGTGAGGAGTGGAGAGAGAGTATTATTGAAGAAGTTCTTGATGAATCAAGAGGTGGGGCTGCGAGTCCTGGAACACCCGAAAGTTACCACAAACTCAGTCGTGGTGTTAAAAAAGATAAGGGACAAAAATCTTCTTATGATACAGAAGGTAATATGAATAGAAAATATACAACAATGCAACTGAAAAAAAGAAAGCAAGCACCATATAACGACTGATCCACTTTCAAAACTGTCCACCAGAGGGTCTCACCACCCTCTTTTTTTATGCTATAATTTCGGAGTCCTGAAAAATTAAATCATGTCTCAATTGGTTTCCAAAGTGCTTTCCACTAGCACTGTGAAAATTGCTTTGATCGGCACTTTCACCACAGTAATTGCTCTTGGAGTTTGTGGTACTATTATTGAAGTGAATGCACCTCAACCCAGTCATACAGTCCAGGTCAATTAAATATTAATATGGAGGGGTAATACCCTCCTTTTTTTATAAATAATTGAAAAGTAAGAAAGAAAGATGAAGTCTTTTAGTCAGTTTTTAAATGAATCTTATTTGAGAGAAGAAGAGGCGGTACAGGGTAGATTACTCAATCGTAAGAATCAAGCATATAAAGATATTAATAATCCAAATACTGGAAATCGTGGATATGCAACTGATCCCACACCAACTCCAGCATCTAGAAGATTACCTGCTGGAGCACCAGAAGGGGCAAAAACATCTCCTGGACAATTAGAAATTCCAGAACCAAAAACAACTAAAGTACCTGGATCGCAAATTAGAAGTGCAGGGGAAATGCGCCAACCATCCCTACTTACAAAATCTGGCGGAGCACAAGATTTTACAAAGGCAGGTAAAGGAAAAGTTCCATTTACATCATCCGAACCAGTAAAAGCAACAAAGCGTCTTTCTGCGGGTGCTCCAGAAGCACCAAAAGCATCTTCTGGTCAAATGGATATTGATTTTAATGTTAAACCAAATAAAGGTGAAGCACTTGTAAAAACATCTTCAAGTACTCCTGTAACTAAAGCAGGTAAATTAGCAACAACATTTTCAACCAAACCCGCAACAAATCCACCAATTCAAGCAGTAAATGTAAGAGATATTACTAAAAAACCAAACGTACTTCCTTCTGGATCTGGTTCTGGTGGTGGTCCAAAATCGCCATCATCTGGGACAAAAGTTCCTGGAAAACTTGGTAAATTTGGAAAGGCATTAGGTCCTATTGCCACTGCAGTTGATACGGCACTTTCTACTGCAGATGAGAGAGCAAAAGGATCTGGATGGGCAAGATCACTTGCTAAAGGTGCTACAGTTGCCGCTGGAGGACTTCTTGGTGGTACTGCAGGAGCAATTGGTGGTGGTGGATTATTGAGTGCTGCCACAGGAACTGCTGGTGCTATGGCGGGCGGTGCTACCGCAGAAAAGGCGTTTGACACTGTTGCTGGAGCAAATGCAAAAGAAAGAAAAGCAATGGCAACAGCAAATCGTCAACGTCAAGCAGGAAGTTCACTTAAAGGCATTGGTGGACCTACTAGTTTTGACACCAAGAAAAATACAATGACTACAGGAACTGGAGCACAAAGAAAAACAGTTGGTCTTGCCAAAACAGGTGTAGTTCAAAGAGGTGGTCAATCTGTTGCAGGAAATCTTGCATATAAAGATGGTAAAGCAGTTTATAAAGCAGGTCCAAGTGCTCAATCACTTGCAAAAACTTCTTCCAATCCATTGGAGAGAATTGGTAGATCTTTATTTGCTGGTGCCTATAAGCAATCTGATGCTGCGAATGCCGCTAAGAAACTTGCTACTGCAAGACAATCTGATGCTGCTCGCAATAAAGCACTTGGAGTAAAATTCAAACCAGCAGGTTGAATATTATAAATATCATTATATAAGGCACTAAAATATAGCGATGTCAAAAATTACTCAAGATTTTATTGGCAATATTGGATCTCTTTATGAGCAAATTCATATCCAAGATCAAGACTTTTTGAATGAGGAGTCTGAATATTATGATGAAGAAGCAGCAGAATTGGCAGAGGATATTATCCTTTCATTGGCATTGTCAATGTTCTCTGAAGGGTATACTGCAGAGACCTTTATTAAATTTTTGGTAAGTTCTGATGAAGTAGTTATTTTAGAAAAGTATTTGACAACTGACGTAAGTTTTATTTCTGAAGAATTAATTCATAATGATTTTGTAGAAGAGCAACTGGCAATTCTTGAAGCTGGTGGATTTTTGGGACTTCTTGCTAGAGGTGCTAAAGCACTTGTTAAAGGTGCTGGTTCTGCTGCAAAGGCAACTAAATCTGCAGTAAAAACTGGAGTCACAAAAGCAGCATCTGCTGGTGTCGATAGTAGAATTGGTAAGCAATTTGCAAAAAGTGCAAATCCATCAAGAACTACTGCCGCTCTAGAAAAAGTGGCAAAAAATAAAGCAACTAAATCTGGAATAACAGTTCCTCAAGGATCTTTATCACCAAAACAATCTGCCGATTTAATTAAGCAGGCAAGAACTGTAAAGGCAATTAAAGGTGTAAAAACTGCTGGTAGTGCTTCTCTTGCTGCTGGACTTGGTGCTGGTGCAGTTTATGCTTTAAAACCAGGCGGATCTGGTAGCGTTGAAGGAGGTCCAAAACCAACCCCAAGTTCAATTACTCCACCACCAGCACCCATTCTTCCACCTCCTTCTGGCGGTGGACCTTCTGGTAGTGGTTCTTCTGGCGGTGGTTCTTTTGGACGTAGTTCGGGTGGTACTTCAAGCAATACTTCCAAAGCATCTAATTCTGCAGTTAATAAAAAATACGATCAATTGAGAAAAAGTGATCCAGAAGCTGCTAAGAAATACGGTCTTGAGCAATGGGCAAAAGCAAATCCAAAACTTGCTGCCAAAGTAAACCCAGATGGAACTCAAAAGGGTACTGGTAAAAGTGAAATGGAAAAGCAAGCTTCAGAACTTCGCAATAGAAGAATAGATATGGGAATTATTGATTCGGAAATTAAAGGTGGACCAGAAGGTCCAGGTAAAATTGATACAGCATCTGTTAGTGCTGATGTTAAGGCACAGCAAGAAAGAGATAGAAAAAGAGCAGAAAAGACTGCTAAAGACGCAGCAAAAACTACAACAACAGAATCTTATGATGCTTATGATTTAGTTTTGGAATATCTGATCAATTATGGTCACGCAGATACACTGGATGAAGCACATTATTTAATGCTTGAAATGGATGCAGAAATGATTGGTGGTATTTGTGGGATTTGAAGATTAAGAAAAATATCTATAATATGAAGCATCCGCAAGGGTGCTTTTTTTATATTCTTGTAACAGATTTTTTTACAAATACTTTTCCTTGACTAATTTTTGTTAATTTTTGACTATTAGAATCCCTTAAAATAAAATCATAAACATAAGTTCCTGGTTTTAAATTATTTGTTTGATTGGCAGTTAATGTTATAGTTACTTGTCCATTTAATCTATTTGGGAAGGTAACATTGAAAGATATTTCAGTTAATGAAGATTCATTTTGTTTTATTTTGGCGCATCCACTGTAATTAGTTAAATCTAATGGAGATAAAGAATCATTATCTTCTAGAAAAAATGATTGTTCAAAATTAGTTCCTGTGTAGATTATAATATTATTTACATTTACTGCCATTATATTCTCTTGGTGGGATAAAAATATTTATTATTAGAAGCAATTAGTTGATATTCCAGGTTTAACTGTTACCATACCTTCTAAAACAATTGATCTAGTATTATTAGGTCTTATCAATAAAATATCATAAACGTGTCTTCCAGATTTCAGTGAAGATGTAATATTTGATGGCATGGAAAGATTGACTATTCCTTGTGATCTATCAACAAATGTCAATATAAATTGACTATAATTTGAACTTGTTGGCGTCTTTCTCAAGTGGGATGTTCCGGAATAACCGACTAGATTTTGCGAATCTCCTCCAGTATCCGATAAAGTAAAATTTTGACTAAAATCTGATCCTTTGTCAATAACTAAATTGCTTACGTATACGGACATTATTATAAGCGTTTATTGAGTATTTATCAATCCCCCTTGACAAAACTTCAAAACATGTATAGACTAGGTTTGTCCCGGTTAAAGATAAATAATAGCTCATAAGATTACTTAATATGAGTTATGAGAATCCATGGAGATTTGATGGGGAAATTTTCGAATCAGATTGCATAGAAGATTATTTTGGATTTGTTTATCATATTCACTGTAAGATCACCGGTAGAAGTTATCTGGGACGTAAATACTTTTGGTCATTTAGAACTCCACCAGGTAAGAAGAGAAGAGTAAAACAAGAATCTGATTGGAAGAAATATTACGGATCTTGTCCAGAACTTAAAGAAGACGTTAAGAAATATGGTAAAGAATGTTTCGAAAGGAAAATATTGTCTCTTCATAAAACAAAAGGTGATTGTAATTATGAGGAAACAAAACAACTTTTCCTAAATAATGTGTTGAAAGAGTCTCTTGACAACGGCATTCCAGCGTACTACAATAGCAATATTCTAGGACGCTACATGCGAAAAGATTATGGAAACTTTGGAAAGGACTCTTCGGACATCACATGATTGGGCAGTTGATCGTATTCATTCTCTCTGTGAACAAAAAGACTATGAAGATGCTCAGGCAATTCAATCAGAATTTAGTGAGTGGTTGAATCCAGATATTTCAGAGCATGATATTTTTTCATTAGCATTTATAGGAGAAGAAAATGACTTTAGATCTTCATAACTTTTTTAAATTTTATGATGAAAAGAATTCAGACCATGTAGCAGCAGTTCAATGGTTAGAGGATAACCTTCCTGCTGAGTTTATGGATGATTCTGAAACAGAGTGGATAGGAATGTTCAGAACAAAACCACCAACTCCAGCAGTATTGGAGGTTCCTTATTTTAACCAAGTAGACAACTACAGAGATGCTCACCGCACATGTAACTCTTCATCGTGTGCTATGTGCCTTGCTTTCCTAAAACCAGGAAGCATCAAAGGTGATGATGAATATGTTAAGAAAGTATTTGCCATTGGTGACACAACTGATCACTCAGTTCAAACCAAAGTTTTACAAGGTTATGGTGTTAAGTCACACTTTAGTTACAATCTTTCTTTCTCTGATATTGATAAGAGTTTGGATGCTGGCAAACCCGTCGTTATTGGTATTCTTCACAGGGGTTCTCTTTCTTCACCTACTGGTGGGCACATGTGTGTAGTCATCGGCAAGACACCAGATGGTAAAGGATACTATGTCAATGATCCTTATGGTTCGTTGAACGACAACTATACTGGACCAGTAACAAACGGTAAGAAGACCGTTTATACCAAAGCAGTTCTTAAGCATCGTTGGTGCCCAGGTGGCAGCGATGGTTGGGGTCGCATTTTCG